TCTAACTCACCATCGCCCGCTAATGGGTTGCCTATTTGCGCACCAATAGTAAACGGCAAGTCATCAATAATTCCTGTTACGGTTGATGTTGGTGTTACTGAACGTGAAAGGTACTTATCAGATGTTCCTGCAAGCGCACTATTGTAATTCGCAGTCCATAACGAATTATTTGGTGACAATGTGATAGTTTGGTTGGTTGTGTATTCAATCGTGCCAAAACGATATCTTAAAACAACGCTAACAGGCACAATTAAAGTATTAGCACCTTGCGCAGCTACTAATGTAATAGGTGTTGTGTACATGTCTAATATTTGTGCAGAGGTTATTGATGTTTTTTGCACTTTTATTGATTCATTCGCCAATGTATAGGCAGCAATAGCATCAACATCAGTTATTGATGTAACTGCATTTTGATTTATAACTACTTTTTCAGTTCCGTCAAGTGCTGCCGCTATTGGTAACTCGGATATTTTTTGCTCTGCCATTTTATTGTTGTATTATTAGTGTATAACCTGTTTCTGTTGTTAATTGATAACCTAATTGACTTGCCAATGCTACGGCTTCGGGAATGCTACCAGTACGAATGATGTCATCTTCTATTTGTGGCTCATTGTTGGTAATTAACATTGTGACCATTGCTTCCGTTATCGGTAAGCTTGAAGCCGTATAATCAAAGCCTTGCATTGTGTAGGTGATGATAAACTCTTGAATATTTGTATGGTCAAATGATTGAATTTCACTACGTCTTAAAAATCTACTGTTGTAAGGTGTTGACCAATTATGTACCAATGCATTTAGATCTTGTTTTAATTGCAAAACTTCTGTGTCTTCGGTTTTATAACTTTCAAAACCTAAATGTAAAGCTATTGACAATGTGCCTTGCTGTTGCCCTTGCAAATTCTCAATGTAATCAGCATTTGAAAACTCAATAAAACAGCAAGGATAGTTGAATGGAACGTTCACATCCTCGCGCTCAAATTGGTTATTCCATAATGCAACATACTTCAACGCGGTTAACGTTTCAATCCTTGCTTTTAATTGATTATATATTGCTAACTGCATTATTTAAAAATGTTATCTAATCTTTTAACAATAACTGCTTTTACTTTCTCGTTTAGGTTGTAACTATCTCCCATAAATTGTCGCTTGGGCATATTTTTTAAACCATTGTTATGTCGCGCAGCATAAACCAAATCAGTTGAAATCTTAATCGTTAACGCTGCTCTGTTTGCAGGATTACGTATGATTGACCGCCTTAAATCTCCAGTCTTTACTAATATTGCTCTTGTTGTGTCATCAACAGTTTTACCGCCTTTAGTTTTATACGTTGTGCGCTTTCTCGGTTTCCATTTTTGCACATTCTTGTCATCAAAACCTTGCTTCCTAAATGAATCAACAAAGAACACTTTAGCCGTATTCCCAACATCAACAATAGCCGCTTCCATCGCTTTACGCGCTTTCTTTTCTGCCTGTTTTAAATCGAATTTATTGCTCTTTGCCATTATGTCGGTATAGGTAAATTCCAATTCTTTTTAGCCATTTCTTTGTCACCCTTTGCAATGTCAAAGTAAGGGTGCTTGTCTTTGCCATTTTCCTTAAACACATAGCCATCAATGCCAGCGTTCATCCTAAACAATGGCGGCACATCATCGGGCGGTGTAAACTTGCTCAAATCAGTTTCTTGCCCCTCTGATAGTTGTATTACGGTACAACGACAACGCCACCCATTCGGGGGGTAGTATTGTTTCCAGAATGGGTCGCTTATTGGGCGAATGATATTGTCTAACGCTTGGTGTGTTGGTCTTACTCTGCCATCACCAACGGTTTGATATTGCAATAATGGTAACACATCGGCATCGGCTTCAATACGCTTCCAATCTGATGCCATACGAGCTGATGCTTTCGCAGTTTGATATTCGGCTTGCAAGTAGTCTTCGTTGTATAGCGTAAACATTGGCTTAACTGCCTCTTTGAACTTATAGAAGTTACTTTGCAATTCAGGGTCTGCTAACATCGCAGTCATTGCCCTTGTTTGTTGGTATGTTTTAGCACCCGAAAATATGTAAATGTTATTGGTTAAATCGGCAACTAATACCTCATCAACAACTGGTGCTAAATCAATGCCCTCTTTTAAATATTTCGCAGTTTTTAAATAAATTCCCTCTGGTAACGTTTGGTTATTAATCGCACCTATCCACACATCATTCGACATACGATTAAAATCATTCTCGTCAAACGGTGTTGGCGGGTCAACCTCCTTATCAATATTCAATATGTCGCAGTAGCCGCACATTAACTATAAATGTTTCTTAATCGTTTTGCAATGTTTTCAACTCCACTTTCAACATAAATTTTACCGTCTAATGTTTCAACACCTCCTACATCCTCTGCTTGTTCATGCAACATTGTTTCCATTAATTCAATGCCGTATTTATGCTCTAAATATTCATTCTCAAACTTAACATAAGGCATAAATGAAGCATCAATCTTTGCTTGCTCAATCAATGGCAAGTTCTCACTATCATCATACTTAAACGTGCAACCTGTTAAATCAAATCCATTGCGAATCATCATCGGCACTAACTGGTCTTCAATGATAAACTGCATTTTTAACGTGTCCTGCTTCGCTATCATTTCCGCAACACCCTCGTGAACATTCGCGCTTCCGCTGTATGTTTTTTCATCGGTTGTGCCTGTTTGCCCTAAAATAATCTTACTTATTTCGCTATTGCAACGTTCCACCATTTTATCGAATACTGCATAGGCATCGGTGCGGCTTGCTTGCATCATTTCGATGTTGTCGTTTAAATCCAACACAGCCCACGAGGCTACACCCATATTGCGCAGCATATTCTCCATGTTTTTGCGTGTCAATTCATCGCGCACATCTGTTTTGCCAACACGTATCGGACTGCCAAACACTTCAGCAAACTCCGCCCATGCTGCCATTGCGTTTTTCTTCCAAATAACGTATGGTGCAAGGTACATCATTAATCCTAAATCTTTCTTTTCACCTACACCAATACACCAGTTATTATATGGTGATACATCAAAATTCTTTCCCTCCGTAACCGTTGCTGTGTTTGTTCTAACAAGGCTAAATTCAGGCACTACATAAATGCGCGGTATAAGTTCAACACTTGAATACTTATCGTTTATAATTGCACCAAATTGAACACAACTAAAGCCCCAAAATATTGAATCTAATGATAAACTTTGGAAGTCATAAAACCACTTTTGGTTAAACAATGCAGTTTTATCTTTATCACATTCGCCATCAGGTCCATAAACCATAAACTTCTTGCTCAATATCTTTGATTTACGCTGCAACATTGCCGATTGCACCTGCCCATCTAACACAATTTGCTGATAGGTTTGCATCAATAAAAAGCGGTTTGGGTACATCGGTGATTCAGCCGCTTGTAACGCAATGTTAAACCTTGTTGCATCCTGTCTAACACGTTGTAACTGTTGCTCAAAGTCAATAGTCTTACGTATGTTAGCCTTTTGCGGTTGTGGTTTATTGAAGTTAAATATATCGTTATACCAAGCCATTATTTAAAGAAATTATCTTGTTTGTCTAAACTATTTCCGTAGCGAATTGAATAGCCAGTGCTATCGGTTGAATTGATGTTTAACACCTCTGCCGTATCTGTGCCACTTGCCCATCTGTCTAATTGGTCTAATGCTTCGCGGTTGCGTTCTATTCTCAAGTCGGGTATGTTGCGCGGATTAATCCTTGCGTGTAGGTTATATAAAGTCATATCCATTGCAAGCTCAACAAACATCGGGTATCTATTATCGCCAACAGTCCAATAATCGGTGTCGGTTGTTAATACGTTTACCATTGGTGACCAATACGCTGTTAATGTCAAAGGTTGGTTTGTGCTTGCTGCAATAGCTGTGTAAACATAGCCATTGTCATCTGTTACAATGTTGCCTATAATGTATTCGGTTTTGTTATCCCAGCGATTAAAGTCATTAACGTGTGTGATTACTTCGCCTAATATAACTCTGTCGCGTGTTCTGTAATGTGTTGCTGCTGAATAGGCATCCATTGTGCCTAATTCAATGTCAACCATGTATCTTTGGACTAATTTTGTCCTCATTCTACTTATGGCCTTAACCTCGCTATCGTACAAATTTTGCGGGGTGTTCTCGGTTATCTGATTGAGGTCAACCGTTTGAATTATTGAAAGATAGTCGGAGGTTTTTAAGAATCGTGCCATGATGCAAAATAATAATAAAAAATTTGATTAATGATTAAAATGTAACTAAAATCTACTTGCTGATTTATATTCAGCATCTCTACCCACAACAACAAGCGGTTTGATAATTCCTGTTTGAAAGCGTGCATATTGACTGCTAAATACCGATGTAATTAAATAACGTGTTAAATCTACAATGTGACCAAATGGCTGGTAACTTACTTTTGTGACAGGATCGGTTACGGTTTTTTTATCTA